TAATGTCTTTGAACAAAGTTTTAAATAGACCTATGTTTAGAAGAGAAGCACTTCGAAGAGGTGTTCTTAAACCTATTAAGGCTAGGACAGGAGAGTTTGTAATGGTTCCAGGAACTAGTCAAACAACAAATATTGCAAGACAACAAATAGTTCCTTACAAAGGTGGTAGCATATTTGGTTATGACCCCGTATCAGGAAGTTATATAAATCAACCAATGTTGAAATACAAAGCTGGTAATGTTGCAAGAGGTTTAGGAAGATTTGGAAGAGGTATTGGTTTAAGTTCTGCAATGTATTCAGGATTAGCTTCATTATCACCACAAGCAGCAATGGCATTGGGAGGGGCAGAAATTGCAGGATTAGCTGCAGGTATGTCAAAAAAACCTGGAATGCAAGCAGCAAGTAAAGTTCTTACGGGTCCAAGTAGATTTATGTTTGCAAAACCAGGAATTGGAACAGTTGGTTTGGCTGCTTATGGAACTGCAAAAGGATATTTTGATCAAGCCAAAGAAAAAGAATTAGTAAAAGAATATGCAAAAGCTAATAACATTTCTGAAGAACGAGCCTTAAATATTTTTGCAAGAGATATTGTTGGAGAAGGAAGACCAATAACACAATTTAGACTATCAGACATTCCAAAAACTATTACAAAATATATGCAACCAAGCATAACTGGTGCAATGAAGTATGCAAAACCTTTAAGTGATAAAACTGCTCCAGGGCAAAAATCAGAGAAAGAGATAGCTTCAGAAATGAGAAGTTATTTTGATTATGTTAAAGGTGGTGGAGGAAGAGTATATCAAGACATTGATGCCCTTGTAGAAAATTACAAAAAAGCGGATGCTAAAACAACCTACAAAGATACTAATGATGAAATTGTTAGTCCTGATGATGAAATGAATCAAGAAAGTATGAATGCACGATTAGAAAATGAAGCACAAAATGCAGCAGATACGATTACTGCAAAAATAATGTTGGATGAAAGGGTTTCTAAACAGAAAGCATCAAACATAGCTGCTGCAATAGTTGAAGGAAAAGTAAACTCTAACGAAATAAAAAAAATTGTTAGAAGTGATGAGGAGTATGAAAAATTAGATAACTATAGCGGAGATCCAAATCATCCTTCGGTTGTAAAAATGGTTAAGATAGATGAACAAATAAAAAAAACTGAGGGAACAACAGGTGCAAACATTACGGAAAAACAACCTCCAACAGGAAATAACGAAATTGATAGAGGTAAAGATATAGCTAGTAAAATAGATGTTGCAGAACTTTTGAAAAATCCAAGAGACACCGAAACTGATCCTCAAAGAATATTTATGTTAAAATTAGCAGCTGGATTGTTATCCGGTAAGACTATGAAAGGCGGTTTAGCTGGTTTTGCTGATGTGTTTGGTCAAGCTTTAGGTCCTGCAGTTGATGCGAAAGTATTAGTCAAAATGAAAAATGACGAAGCTTACAGAGATTGGGCTTCAACTGTTTTAAGTTATAACACTGAATTAATTAAAGCTAGAAATGATTTGGTAAAATTAAATAAAATACCTGGAGCTTTCCAATTAAGAAGTGGTGAGTTTGTTGAAGCTTTTAGAGATAAAGATACAGGTGATACTTTTACAATAAATGAGGCGGGTCAATATGTTCCTGCTGATCAAAACATGGGACAATTTTTTGAAACAAAAACAGATGCAAAATATTTTGATAACTTAAAATTAATTGCTGATGGTTATATGTCTACTAGACTGTTAGCAGACTCAATTGCACTTATGGAAACAAAACAAGGTAAAACTGCAATAGGTGCATCAGGATTAATTACAAATCTTGTTGATATAGTTTCTAAACTACCAACTGAATTAAAAGATGGTTTATTCTCTACAGGTACTTTTAGTCAAACTAATACTATAGATCCAACTATGAGTGATAAAGAATTTGAAAAATTCAAGAAGAGATCTGATAAAGTAATAGCAGGACTTGAAGATGGTTTAGAAGAATTTTTAAAAACAAACCCTTCAGCATCTGATGTCTTAGGTAAATTAAGAGTTAATGCAAGAATGTTAACATACTCTTTAGCTAACTCACTGAAAGAAAAAGATAGGTTAACAAACAGAGACTTAGAGTTAATTGAAGATTTAACAAAAACTTTAACAACTAATATGACCGATGATAAAATTATTGCACAATATAAAGAATTGTTAAAAGAGGTATCAAGAAAAAATGAACTTAGAATATCTAATCTAGGAACCATGGGGTATACAAAAGCTGATATTAATTCTTTACTTGGTTCATCTGGTTTAGGTGTTTATGCAGAGGACAGAATACAAAAAGCTCCTGAAGTAAAAACTTTAGAAGACGCATTTAACTTATTAATGGGTATTCAATAATGCAATTAAATGAACAACAAAAAAAATTTGCAGAGGCACTTCAACAAAGTATAAATAATAATACTTTTGCTCCTGAAACACTTAATAGTAATCAATTAAAAGCTGTTGATCTATTAATAAAAAACAATGTCATTAAATCAAAACCACTTGAAGAAATCATTGGTGAAAGACAGCTTGCAAGAGAAAATTTAGCAAAAGCACAAACCACTGCTCAAGATCCAATAGCTGCAAGATTTGGTTATGATGACTCTGCTATTCCTGGTGCAGATTTTTTACTTTCTGGACGTAGCTCTGCTGTTCTAGCTGGAGATTTAGCTACATCTTTTGCCATGGCAAGTTATCAAAGAGATAAAATAGCGGATGCCTATAAGAAAACAGACATGACAAAATTAAAATTAGGCAGAGGTCAAAAATATTTTTTTGAAAATTTAGCAAACAAATTACCTGGAAGATATAAATTTTTAGGAGGTGCACTTAGATTAGCTGGCAAAACCTTAGATTTACCTGAAAGAGTTTTAAAAAGCCCTTTAGGAAGAGGTGAATTGTTTGTTGCAGGTGCAGGAACTGCGGGTGCTGCAGGGGGTTCTGTAGTTTATGATTTAATGAATGAAGCAGTTGGACCAGGATTAATGAATGGTTTGATGGAAGATTTAGGTAACATGCCTGAACAAAAAATAGAAAAAATGAATGTCTTAGACAGAGCTATGGTAGAAGCTAAGAATGCAGCTTTATTTAATTTTGGAGCTGCAGCTCTTACTCCTTTGTTAATGGCTTCAGGTAAGTTTCTTAATTTTGCTTTTGGTACAACAGGAGAATATCAAAAGAAAATAGCACAATTTGCACGGGACAACGGATACGAGATACCACTACTCGCTGCTATGAGAGATGGGCCTTTATCAGGTTTAGGTCAATCTTATTTTAAAACAGTTGGGGTCTTTCCATACATATCAAAAGTTATGGATAAAAGAATGTTATCTGCAGAAAAAACATTTGCTAAAGGATATCTTGATTCTAACGTAGCAACTATTGCCCCTATATATTCTCATTCTTTTTTATCTCAAAAATTATATGACAGGGCAGTTGATACTTTTAAAAAAAACGTAAAAACAATAGACACTGCATATGATGAATTTTTTGCACTTAATACAGTAGCAGGGGATCCAGCAATAATGAATTTAACAAAAACTTTAAAAGCAACTGAAGAGTTTTTGAGACAAAATTCTGCACAATTTCCTGATCTTGCAAAAGCTTTTTCTGATGCTGCTTCAACTGCACCTAACAGACAAGCATTCGATTTTAAAGCAATGCAAGAATCAATGGGATTACTTGATCCTTTTGCACAATTTATGAATTATGCAAATGCAGTTGCTAGAGGACAACCAATCACCTTTAACCAATATAAAGGTATGACTATGATGTTAAATCAAGCATTAGAACAAACTAAATACCAAACAGTAAATAAATCTGTTGCAGCTATAAGAGAAGCTTTAGAAAAAGATGCACATGGTTTTTTAAAAGAATTAAATCCTAGTTCTTTATTAAGAAACGCAGACATTCAACAAAAAATGATTGACTTAGGTGGTGGAAGTGCAACAAGAATTATGGCACCTGAATTAGCTGCTGCAAGAATAGCAGAATCTGGAAGAATACCTTCAGGTCAACAAGCTTATGAAGCTTTACTAAAAGAAACAGAAGAACAAATTTTAAAAGAAGGAATAGAAGAAACAGCAGAATTAAAAGCTAGAGCTGCTGCTAAAATTGCAAAAACACAGAATGGTAAAGATATTTTAGATACAGTGATTGGTGCTGGATCTCAATTACATACTAAACTTAAAGATGCCAATGAAGTGTTTGCAAGAATAATGAAATTCTATACTGGAAAAGAAGGTACAACAGCAATTGGTGCTTTAAGTAAATTTGATAAAACATTATTTACACAAAAAACTTTATTCAATATACCAGGAGCTGCAACACTTCCTAAAGATAAATTATTTGAAAAAATACAAACAGCAGTATTTAAATCAAGAAGTCCTGCTGCATTACAAGAATTTAGAAAAATGATTGGAGCGCAAAGAGGTTTTGATGGGTACTCAGAAGCAGGAGAAAAACTTTACAATGCTGCAATTGCAAGATTTATGCACAATGCCTTTATGTCATCCTTCAGATCCAAGCCTATAAACTCAGGAATATTTGGTAAAACAAGAGTTCCATTTAGTGCCCCTTTTGAAAATGGTGCATTTAGAAATTTAGAACTTGATCCAAGATTTAACAATGGTGTTGATGATATTTATGAAGGTTTGGCTAATGTTGGAACTAAAAATGCTTTACGAAGTCAAGGAGGAGATATCTCATCGAGAATATCTGCAGATGGATTAGAAGATGTGACTAACATAAGATTTGGCCCAGATGATTATAGAGATTTTGACGGTATAAGATTTAGAGATATTTTAGGATTAGATGATCCTACTATGGATGTAAGAAAATTTTTAGTTGATATGTATGGTGGTGGAACTAAAGGTTACAAAGCATTATCTCATTTAGAAGATTTTGTTGAGTACACAAAGAGATTAACTGATGTGCCTATAACAAATTCATCTTCATTCATTCAAAGAAGATTAACTCTTGGTGGTGCTAGTTCACTTGCTGGTGTTGCTTTAGGTTTTGGTGGATCAGCTGCCGCTAGTCCATTCGCGCCATTTGTATTATTTGCAACTGCATTAAGAGCAGGTAAGATTTTATCTGATCCATTTTTATTAAGACAAATAAATGATGTGCTTACACCAAAAGAAGTAGAAGCTGTTCTAAAAGGTGGTAAAGCATTTGGAACAACACAAGCTGGTATAATAACTCCTAAAGCATATTTAGGAGGTTTAAGACTTAAAAGAGAAGCTTTTGCTAGGTTTATGAATAAAGCTTTTGGTGATGATGATGATTTTGTACCTGTAGATCCTGACAACATAAATTTGCAAGCTATAACTGATTATTTAAATTCAAAAGATGTTGAGTTAATAAAACCTAATTATGGAAGTGATGGAGATAACCTTCCTTTTTCAACCATTGCAAAAATGTATGATGAAGAGGTTATGAAAGCTCCTAATGAAGAAGAACAAGCAGAAGAGGCAAATTTCATACAAGGTGGTTTACAAGCTAAAAAAGAATTTAATGCAAACTTTTTAATTGATTCTGAACAAAATAAAGGTGAAGTTGGTGATGAAGAAATAAACCAACAAGTAAACATAAACCAACAAGCAACTCAACCGGCTACCGGACAACAACAAGTTAATGCTGCTCAATTTCAAGCTCTTTTTCCAAATGATCCAACAGGTGCAGCAATAGCATTAAGGGGAACTCAACGTGGCTAAAAAAACTGCATTAGATAGAATCGATAATCATGAAAAGATTTGTAGACTTATGCAAAAGCAAACTTTTCAAAGAATTGATAGAATGGAGACAAGAATAGCTAGAATGGAAAAATGGTTAATTGGTGGTCTTACTGCAATAGTTTTAGCTGTACTTTCAAATCATTTATAGTATTAACTTCTAATGAAGTTGATAAAGAAATATCCTTACAAACATTACAATAGATTCTCAGATACCACAGGCCGTAAATACCTTGTAGATAATATTAAAGTTCCAAGTGTTACAACCATATTAAGTGCTACTAAAGATAAACGATTTTTAGACAATTGGCGTAGAAAAGTTGGGAATGAAGAGGCTGATCGCATTATGAGGCAGGCTTCAACCATTGGAACTGAAATGCATCAAGTGCTTGAATATACTTTAAATGGTCAAGGATATTACAATGCTATGGAAGAAGGGGCTAAGCCTAGAATGATGGCTAAAACAATTTTAGATAACATCAAGATTGAGGAGGTGTGGGGTAATGAAATTAGCCTAGAATATCAAAATAAATATGCAGGAACTTGCGATCTTACAGCTATGGCTTACGGAAAGCCCAGCATCATTGATTGGAAACAAGCAAATAAACCAAAAAAAGAGGAATGGGTAGAAGATTATAAACTTCAGTTGGGTGCTTATTATTTAGCCCATACAGCCAATTATGGGCCCATAGAGCAGGGTATAATCAGTATTTGTACCCGTGACCTCCAATATCAAGAATTTAAGCTCTCAGAGCCTGATTTGAAGGAATTTGGAGAAAAGTTTTTAGAAAGAGTAGAACAATTTAATAAATTACAACAGCCAGTCTCTTAAATCTTCTTCACCTAACGTTTTTGCAGCTATCTGGCCTTTACTTGTAAGAGACTTCATAATAGCCTCATCTAATGTATTTCTTGCAACAATATCAATATAAACCACAGTGCCTTTTTGGCCCATTCTATGAGCACGGTCTTCTGATTGTTTACGTACTTCTAAGTTGTAATTATTAGAGAAATAAATAACAGTGTTAACAGCAGTAAGAGTAAGACCAAACCCTCCCGTAGTTGGGTTACCCACCAAAAAACGAGTTTCTGGATCTTCTTGCATTCGTCTAACAGCTTCTTTACGTGTTTGAACATCTACAGCCCCATATATACTAACTACAGACTTCTTACCATATTTTTTTTCTATAAATTTTATTATCTCTTCAATATTATAAATGTAGTTAGCCCAAATAATTACCTTACCATCTGTTTCTTCTAAAGTTTCTTCTAGTGCAAGTAATTTTGATTTGTGTAATTGTAAGATTTGACCTTCATCATCTTTAGTAAAACCATTACAAACCTGGTGTAGTTTTATTATTTCTGTTAGTTTATTTGAAAAAGATATGGTACTGTCCTCTACAATTGCTAAAGCAGTTGTTCTAAGTTTTTCGTAAATTTTCTTCCCCTCACCATCAAGTTCAATGTATCTTTTTTGTCTTACTTTAGGTTTAAGATCTAAGCATTCATCTTTTCTTATACGAGTTGCAAATTGTTTTATTTTTAATTCTAATTCCTGAAGTCTTTTGTAATATTTGGGCACACTTATGTATCTACCAGAACCGACTGGTATATCAGTCATCTCAGCATATCTATTTCTAAAAGCCAAATAACTTGAAAAACCTAATAATTCTGGACTTAAAAATTGACATTGTGTATACAGGTCTAATGGAGATTTTGTTATTGGGGATCCTGTTAATATTCGCCTTACCTGCGATAATTTTTGCAATCCTAAAATGTTTCTTGTTCGTTTCGCTGATCTATTTTTTATGGTGGTTGATTCATCCAACGCTACAAAGTTTAGCTTATTTTTAACAAGATACTCTTTACAAGCTTCAAAACCTCTCTTAGTTGATAAAGCTTCAACATTAATTAGAAATATTTTTAAGTCTTTAAAATTTTGTAAAGCAAAATAATCTTTAGGTTTATCAATATTCCATTTAAAAATTTTATATTTAAGAACATCAGGCATATGAGTTTCTATTTCATTTTCCCAATTTAAATAAACCGACTTTGGTGCAATAATAAGAGCTGCTGTTACTTTCCTTTTAAAAAATAAATAAGCTAAATTATCAATAGTTACTTTTGTTTTACCTGTCCCCATTTCCATGAAATAGGCCCACTGGCTTTTTTCAGCTGATTCGTTGAGAGCATTTTTTTGATGCTCATATGGTTTGGTCTTATAGGGGTACTTCCACATCTTAATGGATATATATTTTTTTACTTGCAAAGGTCAAGAAAATAAAATAATGAGCCTACAGGAGGAAATATGGATATCGAAAAAATGTCAAATATCGACATTGATCAAGGTAGTGTTAAATCAATATCTGATAAATGTAACGATCTAAAAAATTTGCAAAAGCAAATAGAAGAACAAGAAGAAAAATTAAAAACTCTAAAAAACAAATCAAGAGATTTAGAGGAAAGAGTAATTCCAGAGATGATGCAGGAAGCTGGTGTATCTTTGCTGAAGTTAGCAGATGGTTCTAGTGTAGAAGTAAAACCATTCTACGCAGCAAAAATTCCTGAGTCGCGTGTTGACGAAGCCTTTGGCTTTTTAAGAAGTAATGGATTTGAAGATTTAATTAAAAATACTGTTACTGCTTCATTTGGTAGAGGACAAGACAACCAAGTCTCTGAATTAATAAGTGTGTGTGAGAAGTTTGGGTTTGCTTATAATAAAAAACAAAAAGTTGAACCAATGACTTTAAAAGCTTTTGTTAGAGAACAAGTTGAAGGTGGTAAAGAATTACCTTTTGATTTGTTCGGTGTATACATCGCAAATAAAACGAAAATAACTAACAAATAATAGGTAATAATATGAAAACAAAAGACGGACAATCGAACGAAGTAGCGATTAAAAAAGAAGCCGGTGCAGTTGCCTCAATTAATATTGAGCAATTCGCTGACGAAGGATTTGATAACGTAGATTCTAAAAGTTTAGCGTTACCATTTCTAAAAGTTCTTGGACAATTGTCACCACAAGTTACACAAGGTGATAGCCAATTCATAGAATCGGCAAGACCAGGAATGATCTACAACACGGTAACTAACGAGTTATACAATGGGGCAGATGGTATATCTGTAATACCTTGTTTTTATAAACTCGAATACATTGAATGGAAGGACAGAGATAAAGGTGCTGTTGCTCCTGTAAATGTCTACCCTGCTGACTCAGATATCATGTCAAAAACGACTAGAGGTGAGGATGGTAAGGATAGATTACCAAATGGTAACTATGTAGAGGAAACAGCATCACATTATGTGATGGTTGTTGAAGAAGATAAATCTTCTACAGCATTAATCACAATGAAATCTACTCAAAGAAAAAAATCTAAGAAGTGGAATTCAATGATGATGTCCCTAAGAAATAAGAGAAAAGATGGTAAAGGCTTTTTTAGACCTGCACCATTTACTCAACAATACACTCTAAAAACTGTTTTAGAAAAAAACAATTTAGGATCTTGGTATGGTTGGGAAATCGAACATACGGGACAAGTTGAGAGCGAAGAAACAATCAAAGCAGCCTTTGACTTTTATGAGTCATGTAAAAAAGGTGCTGTGAGAGCAAATCACTCTAACGAAGAAAAAACAGAAAAATCACCATTCTAATAATGGAGATACTTGACAAAACCTTGGGAGAGTTTGTAGAACTCTTCCAAGGCTCTTCTACATATTTTGGTGCTTCAATGCCTTTGGGTCACAAACGTGATCGCGATGGTAAACAAGAATTCAGACATTGGGTGGAACCGCGACCAATCACGAAAGAGGATTGGTTAGAACATTTAAAAGGAGAAAAGTATTATGGATCTGTCCCTATCAGAGATGATAATTCATGCAGTTGGGGGGTCATCGATGTTGATCGTTACAATATACAACATAAGGAAGTTATATCAGTTATACGGAAAAGGAAGTACCCACTCATCCCATTCAGATCAAAATCAAACGGACTCCATTTAATTTTATTTATTGATGGTGTTGTGCCTGCAGCATCCATGCGTAAAAAATTATTAGAGATTGCTTCTGATCTTGGTGTCAATGATACGACTACAGATATTTATCCTGCGCAGGATGAAGTAGATTTAAGTCCTGAGAGTTGGGATCAAAAAAGAAAAGGTAATTTTGTAAATTTACCTTATCAAAAAGCACATATGACAACTAGAGTTGCTATGGATAATGATGGCAACTCCATCAAGTTAGAAAATTTATTTAAGTTTGTATCTGAATATAGACTTACCCCTGCACAATTTAAAAAATTAAAAGTTTTTCAAGATGATGAGACTAAAGACTACCCACCTTGTGTAGTAAATTTTATGAAAAATAAAGTTCAAAAAGGTGAAGGTAGGAATGATGCAATGTTTAATGTTGCAGTTTTAGCAAAAAAAATAAATCCAGATCCGGTGATGTATCAAGATTGGACTAGAAACATGATGTCAAAAGTTTGTACAGAACCTTTACATCCACAAGAATTAAATAACATTTTTAAAGGTGTTGAGAATAAAGAATACGCATATAAATGTAAAACTTCAATTGCTAGAATGCATTGCTCAAGCGCTACTTGTTTAAGAAGACAGCACGGTATTGGAAAGAATGAGGCATTGCCTGAAGTCGGTAAACTTACAAAAGTAAATTCGTATCCAGAACCTTATTGGATACTTCCTATCCAAGGTAAATCAATTAGACTTTCAACAAAACAATTATATCAACAGCAGCTGTTAGGTGAAGCTTTATTAAATTATGACATAGTTTGGAGATCTTTAAAACCAACTAAAAGAGATCCAGATCCTTACAGAGATTGGTTAGAAGAGCTTATGTCTAACAAACAAGACATGGAAGGTTTTGATGCGATTGAAGAATTAGATGATGTGTTTAATTCTAGAATGGCAAGATTCTTAGAAGATGTAGAAGATACTACTGAGTTTGATCAAATTGATTCTGGAAACATCTGGCGTGATGAAAATGAAATGAGATTTAAGTTAGAAACCTTTAAAAACTTTATGAAAAAAATGGGTTATAATTGGAATGAAAAAGAATGTACTAAATTTTTAGAAACAGGTGGTGCACAACCAAAATCAAAATTTAAAGGTATTCAATCGAGACATTGGGTAGTAGCATTACCAAAACAAAGTGAGCATAAAAATAAAGATGTCAAATTCGTTAAAACAAAGGCTGCGTGGGAAGACAATTAAAATATTTGGTCCTCCAGGTACAGGTAAAACAGAGAACTTACTTAAAAGAGTGCAGCGTTATTTAAAACAAGGATTTAGTCCTGATGAGATTTGTTACATATCCTTTACAAACAAAGCTGTAAATGAATGTGTGGCTAGAGTTAGAAAAAGATTTAAAGAGTATGACGAAGATGATTTTAAATATTTTAGAACTCTTCACTCTTTAGCAAGACAACAGTTTGCTGAGATACCTGTTCTTGATCCAAAGGCTGACATGCTGATGTTTCATACTCAGTACGGAACTATAAAAGTTAATTATAAAGATGGTAATGAAGATGCTAAAATTTATAGCAACTGGTCTTTACAAATATACGACAGAGCTAGAAACATGAAAGTGGATCCTGTGTGGTTGTATAAACAACAATCTAGAAAAGCTGTAAGGTTACAACAATTCAAATCAATTATTAATGGTTACGAAGAATTTAAAACAATGGAACTGGAAAACGGAGAACGGACACCGGATCGACTAGACTTCACTGACATGGTGCAAAAATTTATTGATGATGGTGTTTCTATACCTTTTAAAGTTTTAATGGTAGATGAAGCTCAAGATTTGACACCTTTACAGTGGGACTTGGTGGTGAAGTTAGCTAAAGCTGTCGATAGAGTTTATATTGCAGGTGATGATGATCAAGCTATTTATGAATGGAATGGCGCTGATGTAGGATTGTTTCAAAATTTTCCTGGTAGATCTTTAGTTTTAAAAAAATCTGTAAGATTAAATAAAAATATACATTTTTTTTCTAACTGTTTGTTGAATTCTATGGGGGATAACAGAGTTGAAAAAGAATTTTATTCTAATGGTAAAGATGGGGCTATCTACAGGTGGGGTGGTTTAAAAAAGGTGCCTTGGAATTTAGAAGGTGATTGGATGGTGTTGGCTAGAATTAATGATGTAAAAAAAGAATTACAGGCAGAAGCAAAGAATCTTGGTTTGTACTACCAAGACCAGAAAAATAATAAGTCATTTGACCCTAATCAGTTTGCAGCTATTGAACATTGGAAAAAGATTTGTGATGGAGGAAGTATTACAAGAGAAGAAGCCTGTACCATGTATGAGTATTTATTAAACATAGACCACGGCTACCGGTCAACGGACAGTAAAAAGTGGAGTTTTGCTCACCCAAATCAAGTATTTACATTTGATGAATTACATTTAAGGTGTGGCATGCGTGATGAAAAAGGTCCTTGGACAGAGGTGTTTAAAAGAAAATTTAAAGATAAAGATAAACAATATTTACAAAAACTTATGAAAGAAGGTGTAGATCTTACGCAACCACCAAAAATTATTATTGATACTATACATCAAGTAAAAGGGGGTGAAGCGGATAATGTGGTGTTAGCGAGTAAATGTAATTTTCCCTCTCATTTTGAGAAAAAGAATTTAGCAGATAAAGTAAAAGAACTTAGGGTTTGGTATACAGGTGCCACTAGATCTAAAAGTACATTACATTTGTTAGGTACCTACCATCAATATAATTTTCCATTAGGAAAATATTTCAAACAATATGAGGCCAATTATGCAAAACAATAAAAAGGCATATAAAATATATATGACCCTTCCAAAAGAAGAACGTAAAAAATTAAGTGTTGAACATGAAATAGCAGAGATAGACAATTTAGAAGATAAGGATTGGTTAAACAGATTTGGTAATTGGAAAAACGGACACAATGGTTCTTTTTGGAATTGGTTGTGGATGATTCATTTCAAACAAAAATATAAAAATATAAACATAGATGATATAGGAGAAAATATGACAAACAAAGACTTACTTGATAGTGTGTTCCCACAAGATAAACAAATCGGAGGATCTCACTACAAGGATTTTCCGATCCAACCATATGAATTTATTTCTAAAAATGATTTAACATTTTTTCAGGGGAACGTTATAAAATATGTTTGCAGGTATAAACACAAAAATGGAATAGAGGATTTAGAAAAAATAAAACATTATTGTGATTTAGAAATTTTAAAAATGAAAGATGGCAAAAAAAGAAAATAAAATAATAAAATGTGAAGTTTGCTCAATTGCAAATGCTGTGGTAATACACGAAAAAGTTTATTATTGTCCGGATTGTTATATTTATGAAAATAAAATTCCTATGACAGAGGCTATAGTAAATTTAAATCTTGATGGTAAATACGACAAACTTAAAAATTAATGACACACCAATTAAATTTTGTATACAACGATAGTGATTGGATAGCTCCTAGTGAGTATCCTGATTTATCTAAAGCAACAGAAATAGCAATTGACCTGGAGACAAAGGATCCAAATATTAAAACAAAGGGTTCAGGTTGGGCTACGTTTGATGGACATATAGTTGGTTTTGCTGTAGCTGCATATGGCCAACAATGGTATTTCCCAATTTCACATGACGCAGGTGGTAATATGGATATAGCCATCACCACTGCTTGGATGCAAGATGTGTTAAAAACTCCTGCTACTAAAATTTTTCATAATGCGAGTTACGATGTAGGTTGGCTGCTTGTTAATGGTTTTGAAATTAGAGGTCAAATTGTTGACACTATGATTGCAGCTGCTCTTATAAATGAAAATAGATTTAGTTTTAGTTTAAATGCATGTGCAAAAGATTATTTAGGTGAAATTAAAAATGAAACTTTTTTAAATGAAAAAGCAAAAGAGTGGGGAATAGATCCAAAGGCTGATCTTTGGAAGTTGCCTGCAGGTTATGTCGGATATTATGCTGAACAAGACGCAGGTCTAACTTTAAGATTATGGGAAAGATTTAAAACTGAAATATCAAAACAAAGTTTACATGATGTTTGGGACATGGAGATGGAGTTGTTGCCCATATTAATTGAAACTCGAAGACGAGGTATTAGAGTTGATGAAGCAAAAGCAGCAGATTTAAAAAAAGAATTTGTCAAAAAAGAAAAAACAATTTTACACGAAATTAAAAAACAAACTACTTTAGATGTAGATATTTGGGCAGCAAGAAGTGTAGCGCAGGTATTTGATAGAATAGGTGTTGAGTACCCACGGACACCGAAAAGCAAAGAACCAAGTTTCACCCAAAACTGGCTAGTAAATTGTGATAACCCGATAGCGCAACTAATAAGACAAGCAAGAGAAATAAATAAATTTCACTCAACATTTATAGACTCCATTCAACGTTATGTTCACAAAGGTAGAATTCATTCTGAAATTAATCAGTTACGTTCTGACCAAGGTGGAACTGTTTCAGGACGTTTATCATATTCTAACCCAAACCTTCAACAAATTCCTGCAAGAAACAAAGAGTATGGAGACAAAATTAGAAGTTTATTTTTACCTGAAGAAGGCAAACAATGGGGTAGCTTCGATTACAGCCAACAGGAGCCAAGATTAGTTGCCCATTATGCAGCATCAGTAAATGATCACTTTGAAGGTGCAGCTGAATTTATAGAAGCATACAAAAATGAATCTGCAGATTTCCATCAAATTGTAGCAGACATGGCAGGAATAAGCAGAACACAAGCAAAAACTATTAATCTGGGTTTATTTTATGGAATGGGTAAAAATAAATTAGCGACAGAATTAGGGCTGCATAAGGACAGGGCAGAAGAATTAATTAGAAGATATGGGGAAAGAGTGCCTTTTGTTAAGAAATTAGCTACAGATGTATCTAGCTCAGCTTCAAAATATGGGTTTATTCGCACAATAAAGGGTCGTAAATGCCGATTTGACATGTGGGAGCCATCTACCTTCGGAATGAACAAAGCGATGGATTATGAGGCTGCTAAGGCCCATTATGGAAATAACATTAGAAGAGCCTTTACTTATAAGGCGCTAAACAGACTAATTCAAGGAAGTGCTGCTGATCAAACAAAAGAAGCTATGATACAATGTTATAAAGCGGGTTATAAGCCTCTGCTTCAAATTCATGATGAATTATGTTTTTCAATTAATGAAGAAGCTGATATTAAAAATGTTAAGGAGATAATGGAGAATGCAATCGAAAGCCTTAAAGTTCCTTCCAAAGTTGATATTGCCCTCGGACGATCCTGGGGAGAAGCGAAGGAATAGCAGCCCCTGCAAAACATGCAGGGACACTAAAATTATTCCGACTTTTCTTGGATCTCAGAATCAGATTCCTTGTCCTCATTGTACTCCGACTCCTCATCGTTTTCGTAATCTTGCTGCTTTTTAAGATCCTTGTAATATTTAGGATGTCTAAAAACAAATGTCATATGCTCTCCTTTTTATTTTTTATTTCTAATTATACCATACGTAATATTACGAAATATTTTTTTGTTGAATTCTAGACGATTGCCTGTAGCAGGGGTTTCATTCTGGATGCGACACTGAATGCTTTTCATTAGGGACGAGGATAGCCTGGGAAATTTATTGAAAAATAAAAAAAACTAGTTTTTAACTAGCAATATCAAGAAGACCTTTTTTAGCGTCTTCAACACTTTGATCATTAATCTTTGTTTTAAGATTTTTGATCTTTATATCGATCCACTTCATATCAGGAGTTACTCTCCCCTGAGATAATGCTTGGTTGGCCCATTTGGACTCCAGCTGAAGTTTTTCCGATATTAACTTTTGTAGTTGCATTACGGTCAACCTCCTCGAAGGTTATGAAAACTCTGTTAGGGTCTAAAAAACCACCAGCATCCTTTTCAGTTATATCTCCTGACTCAACCTTCGTAGCAAACGTGTCAAGAGCAGCCTTATCGTTCTCAGCCTCAAGCATCTCATCAACTAATATATTTTTATATTTTGCTTGGACGCGATATAGCTTCATGTAACATTATATACCAAAAAGATGCATAAATGCAACTATGTCATTACTTTAGGTTTGGGTTTGGGAATGATGATATCCACATCAGGAAACTCCACACATTCGAATTTTACTACCATTTTATGCTTATTTATGTAGTCTTTATCCCATTCTTCACGATCTTCTAGTTCTGTAAATACTTTTTGAGAGAAACCATAACCACTATAAACGCAGTCATAATGGGTTTTATATTGGTATCCAGGAATTACACTACTTGTGCATTTACCTGAGATGACACTGCAAAGCCATAAAACTAGAACATATTTCATAAAAGATCCTATATTATCCTATTGGATTTATTCCTTGCATATCCCATCATAATGATTATATACAATCCATGTTTTTTAAAAATACTAACAAAGAGGTTATCATGGATAATAAAAAAACGAAAGCTACTGCAGAGGCTGCTGAAACTCTGAAAGAGGCTTTGGTTTTAAGACCCGAATGGGAAATAAAACCTAAATCAAAAATCAGCACACAATTGTTTACTGTTTACTTAAATGAAACTGCAAAAGTTTTAGAGTTAAATGTAAATGGTGAGCTGTACAAACAAATACCTGTTCAAGATGTTTTGACTGGTCAAATAAAATTTCATGATGCATTAAGTCATGTCATAGCAAAGTTTGACCTTTGGGGGTTACATGCAAAAAATTAATATTCATTCTAAGTCCCCAGAGTTTTTAGATTTCATCAAAAAGATGGATTCTATTTTGTCAAAGACTCAACACTTAACTGTTGATGGAAAAGGTATGGAGAGCACGGACCAACATTTTAAAGATCAACGTAGAAGACTATCAACTGTACGATTAGATTTTGAATGGAGTCATCCTGTGTATCCAATAAATGAATGGTTAGCTACTGATCTTGTTTATTCAGAGATCAAAGCAATCGAAGATGAAGAAGATATAAAAGCATCGGTAGGTACAGATGTATAATAAAAACGTTTTATACTTTTTCATATTATTAATCATAATGTTAATCTCACCAAAGGTTTTCCTACTGATGGTTGGTGGATTATTTTATACAATGTTGTTCTAATACAGAGGAGTAATAATGAACAAAAAAATAAAAGTTCCTAATAAACTTAAAAAATTAGGATTTAAAAAAATTCATCAAGATAAAGATGGGTTTTTCATGTTTGGTATGTCACCAAATAAACTTAACAAAAGAGGTAAAAATGAACAAACAAATAGTAAATAAATTTTTTGAAACTACGGATTATACGAAGTTCAAAAAAACAAGAGGCAATAGACCTGTAGACCCAACACATGTGTTGCAGCTTAAAAAATTAATTGCTGAAAAAGATTTATACGATCCAATTCGTGTAAATAAAAATATGGAAGTCATTGATGGCCAACATACATTGGAAGCCAGAAAACAATTAGATCTAAAGGTGCCATATATAATTATGGACTCTGATGACATCCTTGATGTTGCAAGACTAAACACAGGTCGAAAGAACTGGTCGATGAATGATTATTTAAATCAGCATTGTGCTAGAAATAAAATGGACTACAAAATTTGTAGAGCTAAAATGGCCCAGTACGGAATAAACGTTGCTGAAGCTGTAGTTCTTTTATTAAAACAAGCATCTTTGTGGTCAAGAATCATTCAAGATTTTAAAACAGGTCAGTTTACAATTCCTGCAGGTGGAATTGAGCACTGTGATAAAATTGCAGGTCGATTGATGCAGCTGAAAAAATACTTTTATGGTATGGAGTCAGAAAAAAATAAACGTTTTAAAAGATCAATGGTGTGCTCATATATTGTAGCTCATAGACATCCAAAGTTTGATCACAAACGTTTTTTAAAAGCGTGTAAGTCTAGATCTTCATGGTTTTTGACTGGAACTTCTACTGCTGATTACGTGGCCATCATTGAACGTATTTATAACGCAGGACTTTCACCAAAGAATAAAATTAATTTGGTTGAATTTTATAAAAGCAAAGAGTATCTTGAAATATAGGAGCGAACGATGGACATAGAAAGATGGAAGTCATGTGCTGTAGACATTGAGTCCTACACCATTATCAGGGCAATGGGTAAACAAGGTTTTAGAAGACCTGGGTCTATGATTGCAAAATTAGTTGATGATGAGATTCGTAAGATTGCCAAGAAGGAGGGTAAATCATACGAGAACATGAAACAGAATTTACTATCGGAGGGCAAGAAGCTGCTCAATGGTAAATAGTCTACGGGTTGGATGGTTAACCTTTAGAACCCCAAAGACGAAAAAGGGCCCGGGAGACTGGGCCTTTTTTTTACTTGCAATACAAATTATAATTTAATAAAAAATAGACACG